TGAAGGCCGAGATTCTCTCGAATGCCTTTTCGATGCTGTCGCCGATGAACCCGGTTGCCTCCGGGACATTGCGTGCTTCCATCGTACGGTCCCCGTATAGCGGAACGTCCATTTTGTCGACTCGTGGCAGTTTACGGAGCTCCTGCAAGTGGAACTCCGCGGTCCGCAGCATCACCCAGCGGGTGAAGAGGGACTGCCCCATCTCCAGGCACATGGAAAGGCACCTGGTGGCGTTGAGCCGGTAGTAGTTGTGATCGAGCACTCCGACCTTGCCGGCCGGGGTCTCGACGACCTTCAATGCCGCCGAGAGGGACCACGCGAGCTTGTCAAGCCGTCTGATGGGCTTCGGCACGAACGCGTGGACGATCTCGTCCGTCTCCTGGTCGCAGGATTGCGCGACGATCAGTGATGTGATCTCCACGCACGATCGCGGGCCTCCGTGCTTGTCGAGGTGCTCCTCGTTCACGAAGGCCGGCTCCCACGCCTCGCCGGTAGCTGAGTTGATACCAACCGTGAACCGCGTGACAGCGGCCGAGTGGGTCTCGCCCTTCCGGCGGATGATACGGACTGCCGTGTCGTCCCCCTCATTGAGGTGGGCGTACCCGACGGTAGGATTCTCCTTCACCAAGATTCCATCCTTGAGGTGAGGGAAAAGGGCTACCGGGGCTTCGTCCCACGACTGAGCTGTGACTCCGCTGCACCAACCCAACCATGTAGCGTAGGCGTCTGGACCGGCAATCTGACGGATGGCTGCCCCAACGGACACGTCGCCACCCATTCGGTTGCAAAGACTGGTCGGAGCCACCGCGGACATCAAGTACCAATACTGGATCTCCGCTGCTACGGTCAGGTAGATGCCACGCCACTCGATGCGGCGGGCGTTGTGCGTGTCGGACTCGAGCAGTGATTTGACGTCGTCGTCGAAGTACGCGTCAGCCAAGACGGTCGCCATCGCCATGGAGTAGTTCTCATACTGCTCCCACTTGCGGTGGTTCCATGTGCGATCGTTGCTCGACTTGTCGTACCCGATTGTGACGGATTCGTCGCCGGAAGCGGCAACGAACCTCGCGACCTTCTTTGCACGCCCCGTCACCGTGCACCCCTTGAAGTTCCTGAACCCGAATTGGTCCAGGTGGAACTTCTCAATGATTTGGGTGATGTGCGAGGCGGCACACTGGTGTCGCTTTGCGTCTTTCGCGTCTGCGCCGGGGAGGGTGATGAAGCGTCCCCGCTCACTGCCCTCGCCGGCCTTCAGGAAAAGGCTGGACCGGATGATCTTCCG